TTCCTTTTCGTAATGGAGAAGGGGTAGCTGAAATAAAAGCTGTTGAAACTTTTCCAAAACTTTCTTTTATTTCATATGTGATTTCTCCGGTTGTATCAAAATTTGCAATAGTTCCAATCCAAGATTGAGTTGTCGTATTCAACCGACTATCAAAAATTTCAATACTATTTCCAGTTACATCCACATCACCAATCCACCCTTGTAATTTATTTCCTCGTTGGTCAGTAACTGTGATACAAAATTTATGGGGAAGATTTAAGACAGCAGTTGCATACATTGTAAAATCTTGTTTTATGTCTGTCAATGAAGCCATTAATGCGGTTTCTACAATGCTCGTTTCACCAATATTTTTAGTATATACTTTTGAAATAAGATTATATCCTTCTGGGTATGATCCATCCAATTTAATCATTTCGGCTCTTAAAATATTGGAATACATTTGTAAAACATTCACAATCCAAATAGATTCGCCAGAAGAATCAGTTGCGGTTGGGTCAAATGACACTTGGAAAGACTCAATAATAACTTCATCCCCATCTTTTTGGATTTCATAGATATCAAAAATATAAATCCCATTGATCATAGGATTAGCAAAATCCGTAAAACGAACAGATAAATTATTATAATATTGACCTCGACCAATAGGACGTAAAATACATAATGGTTTTACTGTAGTCGCATCGCCCAATTTTGTTAATAATTCATTTATAGAATTTGCAGAAATTAAATTTGTGATTGATACTGTTGCATCAGGATCAGCTGGTTGCATATCAGCATAAATCATAATGTTTGAAAATGTAGCATCATCTGGCAAAGTTCGCATAAAATACAATGCCCCAGATTCACCCAAATAATTATATGCTATATATGGACCTTGACCATAATTTTTACCAAATGTAGAAATATTTGGTTCCCCACACTCATTAATGAATTCTGCTCTTGATCCGAAAAATTTTAAAACATTATCTTCGCCTTTTTCAGTCAGACCACATAAACATCCAATAGTAGAAGGTACTGCTTGTACGTATGTACTTAAATCAATTATTTTGGTATAAACACCTGGTGAAATATTAGCCATTATTTAATCCTCCGATGGACATAAAATTTAATATATTTTTTATTAGTTTTTTAATATTTTTTGAAAGATTTGATGTCCATTCTAAAAAGTCTATAATAGGCAATTCTATTTGAAAATTATACATAAATGTACCATACAAATACTAATTGACGAGTATCTGATTTAACAATCGTTGGAAATGTAATTTTTGAAAAAATGTTAAAAGGGCCAGCAAATGCAGGTGCTGTGGATGTTGATATAAATAAACCAGCTTCATTAATATTCGCCCCATTACAATCATCAGTGCCTATTGTCGTGGTTATATTAATAATCAAATATCTACTATTATTTTGTGCATCCTGTTCAAAAGTAATTGAATCAAAAGGATGTTTATAATAAAATCCACCTCTAAAATCTGCATAGGTAGTTCCGGTCGCATTAAAATTAGTTTCTGTGGTCAAATCAACATCATTGCTATTTGGTGAAATTGGATTTAATGGGTCACCAATTAATGCCCCACCAGTTCCTACTCCAAGCCATGATAAAAACATATCTTTAGATAATGTTGTATTTGGATTATCAATATTTGCTAATCTCTCAGCAATCCATTCTCTTCCTAAATACAATACAAGATTTGATTTACCAACTAATTGACTACCATTCTCATCTTTTTCAAAAATTTCAACATAACCATGGGGTGCCAATCTTTCTAAAGTCCCAACATTTTCGGTTACATCTTTTAAACAATTATCCCCATAATAATCTTTGCTATTAATAATAGTTGTTTCCATAAAATTCTCCCACGTATGAAAATTATTTATTGTTAAAAATTACTTATTTTTTTAATTTGTTCCAATTTTTTATAAGAATTTTTTTTATATAATTGTTATAACACAATTATCTGAAAATGTAATAGAATCATTTATTTTATTATTATCTATAAAATTTACTAATTCTGATATGTTATTGTAATCTTCTCCAAATGATTGATTTAATTTTATATCATCGCTTATATAATTTTTTATTATAATTTCAGTTTTATCATCACATATCATATTATCAAAATTAAAATTTTCATCAAAATTATAATTTTCATGGTCTACAATGTTACAATTAGGATAATCATAAAAATAATATGTCTCATTTTTATTTAAAGTTTCATTTAAAATAATATNTGTTTTTATTATTTGATAAAAATTTATATTAATATTTTCATATATATTAAAGGAATCAAAATTATTATTAGGAGTATCTAATATTCCATCACATCTCATAAATTCTGTATAATAAAATTTAACTGATATGTTTAAATTATCTTTTACAATATCATGATCGAATGAACCGCCTTCATCAAAATTATATAGCTCGTGATAATAAAATGTATCTATAAAATTAAAAGAATCTGAAACATTCACTATTTCATTTATATTTTCAACAAAAAATAATGAATAGCTATCAAAAATATAATGGCTATCAAAATTATTTCCTTCATCAAAATTATCTGTACTTCTTAATTTTTCAAAATAAGAAGTTTTTATGAAAGTAAAAAATTTATCATCTGCAATACCACAATCGAATAAACGTCCTTCATCAAAATTTGGTGAACCATTTATATATGGAGTAGGAAATTCAAAAATATTCTCATATATATTTTGACACATTAAATCTTCTTCAACTATACTTTCATGCAATCTATCTTTAAAAACATAAATTTCATCAATAAATGCTAATCGTGCTCTATATGGTTTGAAGAAATCAATAATTTTATTTATTTCAGTATCATAATTAAATCCCAAAATAAAAATAATTATGCTTGGTACATCAGTGGATATATATATTTTAATCCAATTATCGAGAGTTGAAATTAATGAATATAATAGNCCATTTTCTTCAGAAATACTTATTTTTAAATCACAATATTCTTTAATTTCAGGCCTTAATACACTTAAAATATTTTCAGCATCAATTTCATTTTGTAAAAAATGCAATGTCGTAGGATATTCCCATATAGTTTTTAAATACTCGATTCTTGTTTTTTGATCTAATCTCGATATGGGTGGAACTAAAATTTCATCTAAATATGATTTATGTATAATATCTAAATTAATGGGTATTGGAATATTATCGTTATATGTTGAAATATCATATTCTAGTGGCAAATTATAAGAAAATAAATTTAATAAAGAATTGCTATGTACATTTCCTGCCCCATAAATTTTTATAAATGAATAAACTGTAGCAACATATACTTCTAATAATGATGCAAAAATTCCAGAATTTTTTATTAATAAATTTTTATATAATGGCAAATTATTTGAATATCTTTCATATTCATCTCTAACTACTTTGCTCATTAAAGCCATTGCCGCACTTATTCTATTTATATAAAAATTTGAAGTTAAAGAAAAATAAGGGCTTTTAGATGGCAATTTTATTAAATTAGTAACACAAAGATTTTCAATTTGAGTTTGTGTATAATACCAATGAGGATCATCAGAAGTCATATCCGAATAAGTAATATCATGATCATTTTCGATTAACTCATCATAATTACTACTGGCAATTGCTTTTTCAGATCTAAAAACTAATTGGTTTAAATTATTTCTTAAAAGCCAATATTCATTAATATTTATATCAGAAAACCCATAATATTCTAAAACATTCGCAATTGTGTTTGGAGTGCCTTTTACTTTATAAAAATTTACTAAATCTAAAAAAAATGAAGCTTTTGAAGATAATGGAATAATATCTATAGACGGATTATATCCAAAACTTTTAAATAATTCATCTAACTGAAAATTTGTTTGTGAAAATACATCATGAGCATTTTTTTGAATAGTAATGATTGTACGCAATGAAGCATACCAATCAATCATCATTTCTCGTATTCTTAAATAATCATCTTTTTCAAAGCAAACTTGGTCTAAAGTATTTTTAAAAAAATTTATAGAAACTTGTTTTTCATTATCAGCTACCAAACGGATAACATAGTCTATTTCAGAATTATCATACGTCCCATCTTTCAAATACGTCATCAAATTCCATAAAAGTTTATCATCTATCATTATATTATCTCATCTATATATTATTTATAATTTTTTATTTTATGTTCATAAAAAAAATTAATTAACTCCAAGTTCCTGTTCTTAGTATCTGATTAAAAATATTTTCAACCAAATAAATTTCAAAACATGCTTCTAAAACATCGCCTTGACCAGACATAGAAATTCCTGGTAAATATTTAGAATTATTATCATGAATTTTAACATCAAGATATATATAAATCATTTTAGATAAATTTGTACTTAAATCATTATAATTAATATTTTCATAATTAGTAACTTGATTATTGCGATATAATAATAATTTATCTATCATTAATAAATCATCGCTTTGTAAAGCATATAAATTATAAATATGTAAATTCGGGTCATTTCCATCGCATCTAAAATATTGAGAATTTAAAGGATCTAACATTAAACGAGTTAAAACAGTTGATGGCCATGTTTCTCTTTCTATATCTCTCCTATATAAATATCTATAAAAATCAAAACTATAATCATCTCTAAATAGCACATCAATAAATGAATTATCAAATGGAATTTCATCAGAAATATATTCACTTCCAAAAGGAATCATGCTTTTATTGAGATTGCTTCGTATAACAACTTTTGAAAATGTTATTGGTAAATCATACGTAAATTTTCTTTCAACATCACTATGAATAATTTCAAAAGTATAATCATATAAATTTAAAACATTTGAAGTAATAAGATTATTGGTTGAAATAATTCTTATTAAATTTCCTATATATGCTTGACTGTTTGAAATAATTTCACAATTCGCATTTGAAAGATTATAAGCTGCTCCCAATGCACCCGAAGAATTTGAATGAATATTACAATTTGATGAAATATTTTCTTCATTCCCTAAAAATAATGTAGCAATAGCATTTGTGTTAATGCTTATTAATGCAGCAATATATTCATTATTTCCATATAAAATAAAATTATCAGTTTGTGTTGAAATAGTTAAATGGGCTGATAATGGAGTATTAACTCCAAAAGATATGTTTCCAATAACTTCGCTTACAATAAAATGATTGCTATTTAATGAAACTTCGCTACCTATTTCTAAATTTGCAAAAATCTCAGAAATAATATTTTCATTTGCTGATAATTCTGTGTCGATACCTAATTTAATATCGGCTATGTCTTGAATTGATATATTACAATTTCCATTTAATTCTTCAACATGCCCTATAGTCAAATCTGCAGAAATTTCAGAAATAATATTTTCATTTGAAATAATATTTTCATGGACTCCTAAATCCATAAAACTATTTACAGTAGTTTTTATTTCGCAATTAGAAATAAATGTATTATCGGCAATTAAATTAGAATT